TTTCAGACTAATGGCACAACTACCTAACTGGCAACACCACTCCAAGAAAGACAAGAACGGTAAGGGAACTTGCAAGGGCAGAATCCGTGCAAGTAAACAATCCCTCAGACACTTGAAAAACTGTCACAAGACCTCCCGTAAAGGGGGGTCTTTTTTTGTAGTATAGGTCCATCAACAACAGAGGTCCAATGCAAAAACTTCAAATCAAAGACCGCCTTGCCAAACTGCTTGCTGGAGAAAATATTATTGTCGAGCATCGTCAAGTTTCTACTGCAGCGTTTGATGTTGAGCAGAGAATTCTCACTCTTCCTATGTGGGTAATGGATTCTTCTGCTGCATATGACATGCTCATTGGTCATGAAGTTGGTCACGCTCTTTATACTCCTCTTTCTGAGTTGGAAGAATTTATGACTAATCGAAACACTTACCTGGGGGGAAAGTATAAGGACGTTGAGTTTTCTAATATGAATATTATTGAAGACATTCGTATTGAAAAGATGATCCATAAAAAGTTTCCTGGATTTCGTAAAATCTTTAACAAAGGTTATTCGGATCTTCATGCAATGGATTTCTTTAGTCTCCAAGGTCGAGATGTAGATCAAATGTCATTTATGGATAGACTAAATCTTCACTTTAAAATTGGAAACGAAATTGTTATCAAATTTACTGATGAAGAACTGGAGATGGTTGAAAGTATTAAAGATAATGTGAATACCTTTGAAGATGTTCTTGAGTATTGTCTAAAAATAAAATCTCTAAAAGATACTAAGCAATCAGAGACTTTGGGTGATCTCTCTTCAACCAACTTATCTGATTTGGATGATCAGTTTTTTGAAAAAGATATTGTTAACGGAGATAGTGATGATCAGGACCAACAATATGATCCCCAATCTGAGAGTTCAAATCCTTCTGGAGTAACAAATAATAGTATGGATGATGAAGAGGTTGAAGATGATTCCTCGGAATATACAAACAACACTCAACCAAATACTCAAGACTCTTTTAATAATAAACTAAAAGATCTAATTGATACTACAGCACAATCTCTAACTTATATCAATATTCCTAACGTCAATGTTGATAAGATTATGGTTTCGCCTGAAAAAATTGCAGAAGAGTGTAAAAATTATTATGCTTCTTGGGAAGGTTACAATTATTTTGATAAGTATACTGAATTCAAAAAAGAATCTCAAAGTAGTGTAAATTTTATGATCAAGGGATTCCAAAGTAAAAAGAGTGCAGATGAGTATGCAAGAACACAGTCTTCTCTGACTGGAGTCATTGATACAAAGAAGTTGCATACTTATAAGTTCAATGAAAACATTTTCAAACAAGTTCAAATAATTAAAGAAGGTCAAAATCATGGAATGATTTTTCTTCTTGATTGGTCTGGTTCTATGCAAGATTGCATTTTGGAAACTACCAAACAGTTGTTGCAACTTGTTTGGTTTTGTCGAAAGCAAAATATCCCATTTGATGTTTATGCGTTCAGCAATTGCTGGGACAAATATTGCAAAAATCCCGACATCAGTAAATTTGATGTTAATACTAACGTACTTCAAACTCCAAAGAAAAATGACATCAAAATTGATCCTATGCTATCTTTGTTGAATTTTATTTCTTCGAGTAGAAGTGCAAAGGAGTTTGATGAAGACTGTAGGAATCTTTTTGTGATTTCGTATTTGTCTCAGTGCCGACATGGATATGGTTATCCGGTTGCACTTTCGATGAGTAGCACCCCATTAAACTCTACACTTATCGCCCTCAGGAAACTAATCCCACAATTTTACAAGAAGACTAAAGTTGATAAATTGTCTACGATTATTCTTACTGATGGAGAATCTGATTACTTGACTCGTTACTGTAGTTACGAGGATTCACCTATTATGTCTAAGTATCGTCAAGATGGAAACAGCGATTTTTATGAAACTGCAGTTTTTCGATGTGTTATTCGTGACCCTGAACTTGGGTGTGTTTACCCCGAAATAAGTGAACGAACTTATTCTGACGGTTTGGATAACGCAACTGGATCTCTGTTGCAAAACTTGAAAGACAATTTCCCCGATATGAATTTGATTGGTATTCGTCTTGTTCCTTCTAAAGAAAGTCAAAGATTCCTTTCTGGATATGTAACTGATATGGATTCTCGTGCCAACTGGGCAAAGGATCGGAATATCAATATCAAAGATACTCCATATGATATGTTGTATGGTATTGCTACTTCTATCTTGAATAAAGACACAAGCATGGAAATTCCTAAAGACGCATCAATTGCTCAAATTAACAATGTCATTAAAAAGTCTTTGAAGGCAAAGAATGCCAACAGAAAAATGCTCAGTTCTTTCATTGAGACCATTGCCTAACCACTTGTAAAACTGTCTATCGGGATGGGTAACCATCCCATTTTTTGCTTATACTTGTTCCGTACTCAACCAACGCCATGAACACTCCTTCTACCGAAACCCTCATCAACTATCTGTCGGATACCTTTGGCAGCAACATTCAAGGTTCTGAATTGCATCAGGCATGTCGCCATTTTGATATTTCTTACCAAACTATCACCAAACGTCTTGAGAACTACAAAGTAGATCGAGGTCAGTGGGATCTCTCTAAAACTGTAGAACAAATTGAAAAGTCCTACCAAGCACCACCTGCAGCACCATCTCAAACTTTCATTCCTACTGTTGATGATACCTTCGTCCCTTTTGGTTCTTTCAGCGACATTAAAAAAATTGTCAAGTCCAATCTCTTTTATCCAACGTTTATCACGGGTCTTTCTGGTAACGGTAAAACGTTTTCAGTTGAACAGGCGTGTGCTCAACTGGGTCGAGAATTCATTCGGGTAAACATTACTATTGAGACCGACGAAAGTGATCTGATTGGCAGTCTTCGTCTAATTGATGGCAATACCGTATGGCATGATGGTCCAGTAGTCCAAGCACTAAAGCGTGGTGCTATTCTTTTGCTTGATGAAGTTGATCTGGCATCTAATAAGATTCTCTGCCTCCAACCAATTCTTGAAGGTAAGGGTTTGTTCATTAAAATGACCGGTGAATATGTGAAACCTGCTCATGGTTTCAATGTATTTGCAACTGCAAATACTAAAGGTCAAGGTAGTCCTGATGGTCGATTCATCGGAACCAACATTATGAATGAGGCATTCCTTGAGCGATTCCCAGTCACATTTGAGCAACAGTATCCTGCTACGTCTACTGAACTTAAGATTCTTACTAAAGTTTCTCAGCAAGTTGGTGTTGACGATAAAGACTTCTGTATGCGTCTTATTCAGTGGGCACGTCGTTCTCGTTCTTTGTTTGATGACGATCGTGTGTCTGGTGAATTGATTAGCACTCGTCGTTTGGTTGCTATTATTCGTGCTTATTCTATCTGGGGCAAGAAAGAAAAAGCACTGGAAGTTTGTCTTAATCGATTTTCTGATGAAATCAAAGAATCTTTTCTTGAAGCATATGACAAGTACGATGAAGACTTTGAACTCAAGGAGGTTGACGATGAGCAACAAGTCTGATATTGTAGGGGGACCAAATTCTTGGTCTCTCCTTTATGATGAACTATTGAAAATGGAAGACAACAACACCTTTAATCTAAAAACTAATATGATTCCTAACTCTCCAGCAACTCCCTGGAAGTACAATGAAGAAGCAATCGTAAAAGAACTTCTTGAGTATATTCGGGGAACTTATAATCAGCATTATTCTGCTGGTGATCAACAGATTCAAACACTTGATTTAATTGAAGCATGTGGCGATGGTGAGGCATTCTGCCGTAGCAATATTCTCAAGTATGCCTCTCGTTATGATAAGAAAGGTACTGCCCGTCGTGATATTCTGAAGATCTTGCATTATGCAGTTCTCCTCATGAACTATAATGATAAGAATGCATCCCGTGAATCCTACAATCAGTAATTATGAAACTATCTGAATCTACCCGAAATCTACTTAAAAATTTTTCTGGTATCAACAATACAATTTACATTGGTAGGGGAGATGTGATTAGCACAGTATCTTCTACCAATACAATTTTTGCAAGGGCAAAGGTCGAAGAAACATTTCCTGAACCAATGGCATTGTACGATCTTAGTCAATTCCTTAACGGTCTTGAACTGTTTGAAAATTTTGATCTTATCTTTGATAATCCTCAGTATGTAACAATCAAAAGTAGTCGTAGTAGAATCAAGTATTTTTATGCTGATGAATCTATGATCGAAAAGGCACCCTCTATCAAGACTGTTGATAATATTCTTGAACCTCAATTTACTTTTGATCTGTCATCTACTATTTTGAAGTCTCTTCTGAAGGGTTCTTTTGTCTTCACTCTTCCTGATATGTGTTTGGAGTGTAGTGGAAATGATGTAGAACTTGTCGTTAAAGACCGGGAGAATGACACGTCAAACTCTATGTCCTATGTTGTGGGAACTTCTGACACTCCATTTTCTTATCGATTTAAGATGGAGAACATTAGGATTATTCCTGGTGATTATGTTGTTAACATTTGCAAGTCTGTAAAGGATGGTCAGTTGAAAGCAGCAAAGTTTATCAAGAAAGACCCTAATATTGAACTTGAATATTACATTGCACTTGAACCCAAATCTTGGTATGGTGTACAACCATGAAACACATTTTGTTTACACTTAAAGGTTGTACGCAAGAGTTGTTAAATGATGAGAGTTTTGTAAGAGACATAGTTTATCAAACTTCAATTAAGTGTAACTCAACCTTGTTGGCGTTGCATTCGCACAAGTTTGATCCTCATGGTGTTACTTGTATTGCAATGCTTGCAGAAAGTCATATTAGCATCCACACTTGGCCAGAAAATAGCATGGCAGTTTGTGATATCTTTACTTGTGGTGAGCATACTAAACCAAAGAAAGGTGTGGATTATATGAAATTAATGTTTAATGCTGATGATGTTATTAGCAAACAATTTAAACGCCCTTTGAACTAAATTATTATGCGTGATGATTTTCTTTGGGTTGAGAAATATCGACCCAAGACTATTGATGAGTGTATTCTTCCTGAACCAACGAAGAAGACATTTAATGATTTTTTGAAATCTGGTCAGATTCCAAATATGCTTTTGCATGGAACTGCTGGAATCGGAAAGACAACTGTTGCCATGGCATTGTGTGAACAGTTGGGTTGTAACTATATTAAAATTAATGGATCTGATGAAGGGAGGCAACTTGACACAGTACGAAATAAGATCAAAAATTTTGCATCGACCGTCTCACTTTATCATGACGCAAAACACAAGGTCGTCATTATTGACGAAGCTGACAACACAACCTCAGATGTACAACTCGCTCTACGGGCAAGTATTGAGGAATTTCATGGTAACTGTAGGTTTATTTTCACCTGCAACTACAAGCGAAAAATTATTGAACCAATCCACAGTCGATGCACAGTCGTTGATTTCACAATCCAAGGAGCAGACAAGAAACTCCTCGCATCGAACTTTCTCCACCGTCTCAGGACTATACTTGAGGCAGAAGATGTACAATATGATGACAAAGTACTTCCAAAGGTAATTGTCAAGTTCTTCCCTGATTGGCGTAGAACTCTTGGAGAAATTCAAACATATTCTATTGGTGGGGTTATTGATAGTGGTATCTTGGCAAATCTTGCTGAAATTAAATTCAGTCAGTTGGTAGATGCCCTTAAAACCAAACAGTACAAAACCACACAGAAGTGGGTCTCATCTAATCTTGATAATGAACCTTCTTACATTTTTAGAACTATCTACGACAACTTGTATGAGGTTTTAGAACCATCTTCTGTTCCCAAAGCAGTATTGATTATTGCCGAGTATTCATATCAATCTGCATTTGTTGCAGACCAGGAAATTAATCTTCTTGCTGCCCTTACTAAAATTATGATGGAGTGTGAATTTAAATGAACCTTGATTTTACTCGAATTAACTTAGAACAATTCTTTGGTTGTGTAGATGCTACTAATACTAAAGAGATGAAGTCTAACACGTTTAAAACTTTTAGAACGTATCTTC